TTATCCAGCGGTACGGCGAGAAGCACCCGCTAACCCGCTCTATGATCTACGGCGAGTTCGTTGACATAGGTTCCGAGAGCCTTGTCATCAGTCTAAACCAACTTCAGCACTGCTTAACAACTCCACCCAGATTTAAGCCTGGCACTAGGGTAGCAGGCGTGGACTTTGCAGCAGGCGGGGATTGCAACGTGCTGGCGATAAGAGATGGCAATAAGGTTCTGCCATTCCTAGCTTGGCGTGATCGTGACACGATGGCAGCCGTTGGCAGATTCATCGTGGAGTTTAAGAAGGCTGGATTGGAGCCTAACAATATATTTGCCGATGCGAGTGGGTTGGGTATGCCTATGTGCGATGCGCTGGCAGAGGCAGGCTGGGAGGTCAACCGAGTCAATTTCGGATCGACTGCCTACGATGCTGATGCCTATACTAATAGGTCTGCTGAGATGTGGTACGGCATGGCAAAGAAGATTGATGGGGCTGAGATCATCTTGCCAGAAGACGATGACCTAACTGCACAGCTAACTTGCAGGAAAAGCCTAGTCAACTCGAAGGGCAAGCTAGGCGTGGAATCAAAGGATTCGATGCGTGCTAGGGGTCTTGCCTCGCCCGACAAGGCAGACGCACTTGCTTTATGCCTAGATGGTGGCAACATGAGGTTCGACTTGACCTTTCAGATTGAAAGGCCAACTTGGAAATCACTTCAAGCCATGATGGAGTTTCACGACCCTGTTATGGCTGGGTTTGAAGCAGGAGGATAAAACTATGAATATATGGAACTGGATCACATCGAATTGGACAGAAGTGGTTGCCGCCGCTGGTGGCATTGTACTCGTTGCGCGAATCATTGTTAAGCTCACCCCCACTCCAGCGGATGATTCGATCTTGGAAAAGGTCGTTGCATTCCTGAAGACTGTCGGGTTAAACATTAAATAAATTTAAGTGATCGGTGCGATACTACAAATCATCGCATCGTTCCTTCGCCTCATACCAGGTTGGTATGAGAAGCGTGTTGACAAGAACGCTACCGAGTGGAAGAACAATCGCGAAGCTATTGATCGTGAACTTGGTTCTGTTGCTTGGTGGGTGCGCGACAACAAGTCCGATAACGAACACGACAGGGGCAGTTGAGTCGTTAATGAAAGACGATAACTACCCTTCGGTTCGCACCGCCTCCCCAGCCATTCGAGCCTGGTCAAAGAAGGCACTTGACTATGTTAATGATCTTTCCTATGAACTTCAAAGGGAGCGCAACAAATGAACGCTAAAGATACACGCAGGAATGATTATTACACACGGATTATTGACTCGCTCAACCAGCGTGAGACTTGGGAGAATCGTCAACGGCTGTTCTACCAAGCTCGCTATTTTGGTGTTAGGCGCAAGATTAAGCCTTGGCCTACAGCAGCCGACCTACACGTCCAGTTAATTGACTCTGCCATCGAGAAGTTAAAACCTTCCTTCGTCAATAGCGCAATTGGCAACGACATCCTTTCTAGTTTTGTTCCTATGCGCCAGCAGTTGGCTCCGCTGACAGTCTCAGCCGAGCGTTGGTTTGATTACCAGATGCGTGAGCGTACCAACTTCCAGAAAGAGATTGTTTCCGTCATCGACAACATCCTGCTCTACGGACGTGGAGTAGCTAAGGTTATCTGGAACGAGGACAAGAAGCGTATTGACTTCGAAGCTATTGACCCTTTCCATATCATCGTTCCTTCCTACACAAAGGAGTTTAAAGATGCCGATTTTATTGTTCACATCATCTCGACCTCAGTCGATTCCTATAAGGCAAATCCGCTTTACAAGCAGGGGGACGAATTCGTTAAAATCATTTCGGGTAAACCCTCGAAATCAGTGGGCTTACGAAGTGAGATTCAAGACGAGATTTACAAGCGTGAAGGAATTACTCAAGAAGCTGACAATGATCGTATTGTCCTTTGGGAAATGTACACGCCGTCCGAAGATGGATGGAAGGTTGAAACCTACAGTCCTCTGGTTATAGACGAAGATATTCGTAAACCTTTTACGCTACCCTACCGACATGGTGAACCACCTTTCGTAGATTTCCCCTATGAGGTCACAGGGGGCGGTTGGTATAGCCCTCGCGGAGTTGCAGAAATTCTCCTCCCTAGCGAGAATCTGTTATGCAAGCTGAAGAATTCGCTCTCAGATTACGTTGAGCTAGCCAACCGACCCGTCTTTGAAGCACAGAATCCTATCTCGCTAAACACAGCGAACTTGAAAATGCAACCTGGTCAGATCCTTCCACAAGGATTAAAGCCTGTTCAGTTCAGCCAACCTCCATTCGACTTCCAGAAGTTGATGCTTGAAGAGCGGTTGCTTGCTGAACAACGCATGGGCAACCCAGACTTTGGCGCAGGCTCGCAGTTCCAAGTATCAGATCGCAAGACGGCCACTGAGATACAAGCCCTGCAAGCGCAGTCAGCCGCCTCTGGCGATCTTCGCAATCGTATGTTTAGGATGGGTCTATCCCATCTCTTCAAGCAATGCTGGTCACTCTACACGCAGTACAACAAGAAAGACTTGATGTATCGTTATGCGGAGGAAACTGGTTCGATGCCACCAGACGGCATCCATGATGAGTATTCGATTGAACCAAAGGGCGGGTTAGACTTTATCAATCGCCAGTTTGCGTTGCAGAAGTCAGTCTCGCGGATGCAGATGTTCCAAAATAATCCTTTCATCAACCAAGGAGAACTGGTTAAATCAGTCCTTGAACAAGACGATCCCTCGCTGGTCCGTAGGCTCTACCAAGATCCTAACGCTGCCTCTGGGGATCAAGCTGAAGATCAAGCGACTGAAATTGCGACCATGCTCACCACAGGCTTCCCTGTCGCTATCAAGCCTTCGGACGATCACAAGGCGCACATATCGGTTCTCTTCGCGTTTAACCAAGCTGCTCAACAGCGGCAACAACAGGTCGATCAGAGTGCAATGCAAGTTCTGATGGCCCATCTCCAACAGCATTTAGCGGCGTTGGAGAAGATTGATCCCAACACATCCCGCGCAATTCAGAAACAGCTTCGAGATGCAGGCAAGGCTCAAGTGCAACAACAGGGGCAACAACTGCCACCTGAAGCGATGCAAGGCCAAGCACCAGCACCGATGCCTGCTTGAAGGTTCCAACAGCACGCAATGCCATTCAAATTGATGGCTTAAAACGTCTCTGCGAGTGGGCTAACAAGCAAGGCGCGATTGGTAAGGCCATTGAGATCGGGTCTTATGGCGGAGAAAGCACAGTAATCCTTTCGCAGTACTTCAAGGAAGTATTAGCCATAGATCCTTGGCTAAACGGATACGACATTAACGATTCCGCAAGCCAGATTTGTCCTATGAAATTTGTCTTCAAAGCGTTTCAAGACAGAATTCAAGACTTAAAGAATGTTTCGTTTAAGAAATGTAAAAGCTTTGAAGGACTAGAATTTGTAAAAGACGGATCGTGCGACTTTATATATTTAGATGGAGACCACAGGTACGAGAGCGTGCTTAACGATCTGAAGGGCTGGAAACCAAAGCTTAGGGCTGGCGGAGTTATGGCTGGACATGATTGGAGTTGGCAGTCTATAAAAAAAGCCTTGAAAGAGGAGATAGGTGACAAAGACTACACGCTATTCCAAGATGATTCTTGGGCTATAAAATTATGACATTATTAAACGAAGAAAAGATCATGGCGATGTTGCGCCACGCAGTTAAAAATCCTACAGGGCTGATTGCGGAAGTAGGGGTTTTTAATGGTGGATTCACAGGAATACTTTCAGATAACTTTTTAGATACAAAAATTTACGCATACGACACATTTGAAGGAATGCCAGAATCGTGCTGGGTGAAGGAAGAATATCATCATGTTGGAGAGTTTAAGCCTCAATTGGATGTTGTTAAAACGCTTAACAACAGAAAGAATATAGTTGTTCGCAAAGGTATATTTCCAGAAAGTATTGGAGATGAAACTGATTTCTGGATGGTTCATCTTGATGTGGATTTTTATGTTTCCACATTAAACTCCCTAAAGGTATTGAAGGATAGGATGGCTAAAGGCGGCGCGATATTCCTTGATGATTGGGATTGGGACCACTGCCCAGGCGTAAGGAAGGCAGTCGAGGAGCTTGGCCTTACAGCAATACAAACAGTTAAATATCAAGCAGTAATAAAATTTTAATGAAAAAACTAAAAGCAGCACTAGCATTCATACGCGACCAAGAATGGATCAACGAACCTAAGTGGGAAGATGAGGACGAGAAGGCGTGGACAGGCTTTCTATCTACACCTACTGGCAAGAAGCTTAGTCTTATACTTTTGAACCTAACTCTACGCCAGAATGCATCTGCTGTAATGAAAAAGCATGATGTACTTGCAGATGCGTGTGGTTATGCTAAAGGATTCAGAGGGTGTGTTGCGACCTTAGAATCGCTCGCATCTCAAAAACTTAACTCTGCCGTCCCAGGCTATGGGGACGGATCGGATGAACCAGTAGCCGAATAACCTTGAGGTAGATTGACTCCCTACCCACAAGCGTAAGAAAGGGTCAAATGGCAGATTCAAACAACCTGACTGAAGCGGATGTTTTGAGGATGGCACAAGCGTCTGACGATGGTGTGGATTTTACTCCCACTCCAAAGGAAGACGAAAAGGCCAAAGTAGAAATAACTGCTACAGAAAAGGCCAGCGGAGATACCGAGCAGAAACCCGCGCCTGCTGGAGAAGCCGAAACAAACAAACGTGGAGCCTCGGATGAGGTTCCAGCCTCTAAGGAGAAATCCGAAGAAGCAAGTTCTTTAACAGACCAACCTTCAGAAAACAACTCGGAATCGGCTTCCGAACAAAAGAAGCCTACCCGATACGAGAAGGCAAAAAGCAGACTCGAAAAAGAGTGGGACGATGTTAGAGAGGAAAAAGCAAGACTCAAATCAGAGCGTGAATCAATCGAACAGGCCAAAGCCCAACGAGAGACTTCGCAATCTGGTTCTGAGGCGCAGAAAACTGGAAACCGCCGCTTTAGTGCGGAGGATTACAGGGAAGCGGCAAAAAGCTATCGTGACGAAGGCCGTGATGATCTTGCAAAACTCGCAGAACAAAAGTCCACTGAAATCGAATCTGAGGATCGCAAAGAGGTTGAGCAGAAAACTCAAGCTGAA